TCTTACCACGGTTGTCGGTTAACGTAACGTTAGGTAATTGTCCTAATGACTCTTGAACAGTGAATAACGTGTCAAGAATGATATACTCGACGTTATTGTTTGCTAGATTATCATTCTTATTTTGGAAGAATCGAGAATGATTACCTGTTACCATACTAAACGTTACTGGTACGTCGGTAGAAAGTTCTTGTAGCATATCGATAAATAGTCTAATAGACTTACTAATCTGTGCTGCCATGTGAAACTCTAAATCAAATGACTGTGTATTACGCATTACTTGGTTCTCAATTACATCACCTAAGAATACAACGTGAACCTCTTCGAAGTTACGTTCTGTAATCTGGTCCTTCGCCCAACTCACCGTATCAGAAATGGATTTCTGTAGTCGTTTAAAGTTAAAGTCTCCTGTTCGACTACCAAAGGTTTCAAGACCTACGTGCCAGTCTGAGAACGCTACGATAAGTGCCTTAGAATTACTCTCGTGGACGTCTACGTCTGCACGTTCAATATACTTAGGTGAAGGTAATCCTTTTAACTCCTCTACGACCGTCTTCTTAACCTCGTCCATCAATATTTTAAGAGCTGTACCTTCGCGTTGTACTTTCTTGTATTCACGAAGGAACTCGGTCTGCTTTTGCTTCTCTACAATGTGAGGTGTAACCATAGAGAACACGTTATCCTCTGTGACAACAGGTTCATTCCCAATCGGCGTAATATCGTCTACCGTAACGTCACCATTCGTAGCTGCCATGTATAAGGCTGATAGTTTCTCGCTGCTATTGATATCACTAATTACATAATATAGGTCATCTTTGGATACTTTATCTCGACCAAGACCATCTAACAACTTGTTTACTAGAGTTCTATCAATAACACCTTTCTCTCGTTTGCTGTAACCAATTAGTACTGTAATCACTTCTTCATATAGTTCAATCTTCTTCATTAACTAACACTCCTCGTTTAATTAGTTCTTCTTCTGCTGCTTTCATACATTGGAAGAAGTGAGCTCGATTTACCATGTTCCAAGGGGAATCATCCAGAAACGCAGCTTTATAGTCCGTGTACACTCGCTTAACCTGTTCATCAGATGTATTCTCGAACATTTACTCACCACTCTCTGCCATAGCTTTAATAGCTCCTGCAATTACATTTGCTGTTCCTGTAGGTAAGAACATCGTTCCTACAAATCCAGAACCTGTAGTACCTTCCGTGATATTCGCTGCTGCAAAGAACTGTTCCACGGTCACACCTTTCGTACGAACTTGCACCATGTCGGATGTACGTGTCGTACTGGCTACTAAAGCCACACCATTCTCACTACCAATATCCTTTAGGTTTCGGTGGGCTACTTCATTTGTCCAGTCTTCTGCGTATACAGTTCCAACTTGAACAGGCGTCCCGTCGATTTCAATCATCATCCACTTTGTTTGCTGTCGTTTCTTTTCTACAAAATCAGACTGTTGCTTGAGCTGACTCTTGATAACTGGTAGGTTAGCTTTCATAATATCCTGTAAAGGCTCGTCCTTTAACACCGATGTGATATTACGACCAAATGCACGATACAGCGCCATAAGAATTTTAATGTTGTTATTCGTATCAACATCTTTCCATTGCTGGTACTTAATACTAGCATGAATCACGTTCATATCGTTTTTAGAGGTGTCTTTTACATTTTGAAATGTCGTCATCTCACTAGTTAATAACAACGTTCTTAGGAAAACAATAGGCGGGAAGTCTGAGCTTACTATAGAGCGACCTACACTCACTTTTCGTCCGTAAGTGTTAACATGTATGAAATCACTAAACGGGTTATTCAGCGGCTCAATAGCTTGTTTAAACTCGTCGTTGTCATAGATTGGCAAACCTACTACAATAATCTTACTAACCAATCGTGCTTGTGTTCCTAACGCGTTAACATCTATCTTATTTACGAATTCCACATCAATCTCGTAATCTGGCAACATTCGTTTGATTACTGGTAATGTAATAGTATTCATGAAGTTATCCTTCATGTACAATTTGACTAATTCTTTATCCATTTTAATACCCCCAGCTTGTATACGATGGTGCTACAGGTGTGTTTCTGTGTTCACGGGTATATACATCGAGATACCTAACAAACTTTAACTCACCATTTTCAATCGTATACCGTTTTTCTATATCCCATTCTTCATAATGCTCGTACATATATACTACTTTTTCTGTGATTACAGTCAATACTGTGTTCATAAAACATTGTACTTCCCCATCGTAATTCTTAATTGAGAATATCATTTCCCATTCTCTTGTCTCGTTGTTAAACCTATTTACATTATACTCTCCCCATTCGTCAGGCATATAAGCTGGGGACCAGTGTGGTACTTGTTCTCCTCTATCCTTGTGAGCTATACCCTCTACAAAAGGGTATATATCAGCTACCTCATCCCAATCTCCTCCGCAACTTATAAACTCTGCTAACTCTTCGTATTCTTCTTTCACTATAATCTTAGCTCGCAAGCCTGTATAGTTTCCCATAATGTCCCTCCTTCTTTTAATCTACTAAACTATAATAACATACTACTGTACGTTTGTCAAGCTCTCTGGAACAATAATTTCTTCTATATTCTCTAAAGTAAAGAAGTCTTGATTGTTTTTTGTCTTCTCTAACCATTTGTGGAATGTCTCTGTAAGCATGTTAGTTAAATCATCTCGCTCGTCGTGATTGATGTGGTCTAGCCACCCGTGAGCTACTTCACCTAGTTCTTCTGTAGCAGCATCAATAACGTGGTCCATAGCAGAGTCCCCATCAATATACGGGATATAACGGATTGCTTTACCTACATAGTAGCTTGTCCATCCCATTTCTAGTGCATATTTTAGTCCTTCCTCTACCGCCTCTTCTTTTGTCATGAACATGTCCTGTGTCCAGATATCATAGGCTGTGTGGTTAAACGTCCAATCACGACGAGGGTTACAGTATTCACAATCTTCCCAACTTGTGCGAACATTAATAATTTCATCCTCAATACCTGCCACTACATGTTGTACTCTACCTAAATCTACACACTTTTTACAGTAACTTCTCATTGTTTCTCCTCCTTATTTTACGGCAATAAAAAAGTAGATACCGTTTATAGTATCTACTTTATCACAATCTATTAAGTTTGTCAACTAGTTATTTACCTGTTTCTGTTTCTTTATTTTCATCTGGTTTTTCCGGTTCTGGGTCTGGGTCTGGGTCCGGTTTAGGTGCATCTGCAACCTCAATAGCAGACTCGTCGATACGGAAGTCGTTAACCCCAAGAGATAATGTGCTATCTGCAAAATCTAAGAACGCCAATACCATTTGCTTATCTAATTCTGCTGCTGGGATATTCTCATACTTACTAAAACCTGTCCCATGGTAACCATCTCGGAACGTTGGGTAGTTTTGACCTACGTGGAACACGATGTCCTCACCGTCAACATAAACAATAGGTTCGTCTTCTTTGAATTTTAACTCTTGTGCTTCATGGTCGATATAAGCAGGTAAGATAGCTTTCTTTCCATCTACTGTTTGTACTTTGAATAGTAATTGACCTTCTGCTAACGATGTTGTATCACCAATCGACGGTAAGTACCCTTCTCGACGAATATACGCAAATAGAATTGCACCATCTGTTAATTTAGCTGCGGAGTCCTTTAAGAAATCTGATACTTTTACAATTGCCATTATTTTGTCTCTCCTTTAGTTAAGTCAATTTGTTTTGCCACATGTTCGCGTTTACGTGCTGCTTTTGTAACTGCGTTGTTTTTCCATGCCATTTGAATCGTTGAAATAAGTAATAGTACTGCGGTAGCGCCTTGGTAAACCACTTCTTGGTCAACGGTTAATCCTAAATCTTGACCGAAGATACTTGCAATTGCGTTAATCAAAGCTACCGCAAATACTACAAAACGTACGATAAGTCCAGCGCTAATCGCAGGTACTTCTTCAGGTACAAAGACTTCATGTTTATTTTCCATCTATATCATCCTCACTTTCTTATTCTGTTTATAATATAGTGGTTAGTGTAACTCAACATGAGTTACAAGTTTATCATTGTGGTATACTTTCGTTACAGTTCCTGCTTTTGTAGAGACCTCATAGTACTTCCCTAAGTAGTTGTGCCCTGTTCCGACAATAGGATAATCAACATGGTTATACGCAAGATATCCAATGACATAATGTGTAGGTACTTCATCTTCATCATCTGCAACTATCTTAATAGACCTAACATCTGCGGAACCATTATATGAATCAATAGCGTCTTCGATTGCTTCTGTTAACGCTTCTTCCGTCCAATCACCTACATCAAACCACACATCCATTATTACTGTTGCTTTCATCAGAAACTCACCTCTATCCCTGATTCTCGCCAGTCTACATCAGCTACATCAATCCAGAATGAGCGTTCACCGTCTTTACGAGGCGTAAGCAACACGGTGTTGTCACTGAAGTCGATGCGTTCTACTTCATGTACCTCGTCATAGTACCTAACTAACATAATTACTTCGCTCCTTTATCATTTCATGCAATCTAGTTCTTAGCAATTCTTTCAAGTCCGCTAGTTTCTCTTCGATTAATAATGCAGGAACAGCTCCGTCTCTAGCATACTTAGAAACTAGTATTTTTATGATATAACTATCGGTGTGTTCTCTTACTAATAGTGTCAGGATATCTCTGTCAATTTCGTCAAGTTTGACTCCATGTAACGCAGCTTCTAATACTTCCATCTCTTCTAACAAAGAATCCATTGCCTCGTTAGATTCTATTAAATCCGTTACATCAAACTCATGTTTTGTAGTAAATACTCGACTCTTATCGCGATAGTTATTTTTAATAAAACTATTTTTTACTCGTAGTTTCAACTTGTTATCTACGTAGAACGGGAAATCTACCGGACCGTTAATATCATACTCTTTAACTAGTCGTAAGAACTGTTCGGAGATGTATGACATTAACTCTGACCTAGTAGCCTCATCTGGGATGTATCCTTTGTACTTGTTATAGACAGATACTCGTAGGTTCTTATATTGGTGGAACAGCTGCTCAGGGTCTCTAGAAAAGACACCGTTCGTCTCCTCAACATTCTTAAGGAAACCTGCACCGTTCAATATCTTATTTGCTTCTTTTTCTAAATCTCTACTCAATATTTACCCTCCTTCCTAAAAACCGTCAGGTAACATTCCTTTTGATATTGTTTTTACCCCTGTTTTCTTACAAAGAATATCTGAGTAATGAATTGTTTGTGGTATCTTTACTAGTTCACCCTCAATGTATCCTTCAGTGTATCCAGTTGCCCATCGGTTATACGCTTCTGTAAGGTACATAACTGACGTCTGGACTGCGTACGCTGTCTTAACTTCAACTATAACAGGTAAGTTCTTAGAAATCAATCGTTCCATTTCTTCTTTAACCACTGCGTATGAAGTTGGGGCTTCATACGTGGATACTTCCAATCTTTCTCGGTATGTTTCTAGAAGTTCTGTTACTAGGTCCATATTTGTTGCTTTCGTCACCTTCATCTAACCCCTCCTTTTAAAAAAATCAAGAGAGAGGAATCCTCTCTCTATAAGTCTAGCACTTCGTTTAGTTGTTCCTCGTCAATTCCAATATCTAGTTTATCATCATCCTCTTCAACTCCATCTTCTGGAGTAACGTCACTAATGTCATAGATAGGGTCAATCCAATTATCCAACGTTAATACTGAGTTTTTTAGAGGTGGGTATTCATCTCCGCGGCTACCAAACTCTTCCCAAATCAAACGATTTAAGATTTCTGCTCGTACACGATTCCCTTCTTCATCGTTTTTTAACCATTCAAGGAATCTAGCGGTCTGCATTTTGTGCTCTTTACCTTTAAGGTCAGTGTAGATGTAACTTGTACCACCTTTAGCGAATCCTGCATCAATAGCTTGATGAATCATGTTATATTCATAATCAAACCCTGTATCTGCAATTAAGTAGATATCTTCTTCTTGCATTGGACGGGCTACTTTATTTTTACGAGTACGGATACCTGCAATGTGACCGATACGTTCTTCTTTACCTTTGATAGTCTTTTTGATTGCTTTCTTCTGTTTGACTTCCCATCGTTGTGTCATAGCGTGTTCCCATGCTTTTCCACCAGTAACTTTATATTGTTTCACAAAGCTCATTCCGCCGATATCGTCACGCACTTGGTTGATACCAATGAAGATTGCTTTTGACTCAGCTAATAAAGGTGCTACTTTTGTACAAAGTTGCGTTAATGCATTCGCTTTAGCACCGACGTCTTTCTCTCCAAAGTCTTTCTCGTATTGAACCATAGAAGGGGTTTGTCCGATTGAGTCCCATACGTATACAATTGGACGGTTAGGTGCCTTCTCTTCAAACATTTTAAGAGTTTTTTCTACTGTCTTACCAACTTCTTCAACAGTTAATGGGCGACCTTTCTTCGCATCAGGTTCTTTAATAATGATTTTCTTTGTGTTGATTCCTAATTTAGTAAGACGTTCTTTGTCACTTGTACCCTCTACGTCAATCAGTACACAGATACATCCTAAGTTGGATGCTACTCGTAAGATATGATGAGTCATTGTTGATTTACCACCAGAAGGGATACCCGCAATTTCAATCATTCTACCAAAAGGCAATCCGCCTCCGAGCGCTCTATCGAGTTTAGGGAAGAATGTTGGTAACCAATCCTTAACTTCCGCGAAACCAGAGTCTTGTAATAATACTAGACCATCCTCTTCGTTTGTTAATTCACTTAAATCAAAATCAGCGGATAAATCCAATACAGGTGCTTTTGTTTTCTTTTTAGCCATTTAATTTCCTCCTAATAATGTATTTCCTCAAAAGAGGAGAGTAGGGTAGTCCCTACTCTTACAGACCTTCTTCTGCAATTAGTGCATCGATATCAACCGCATCTAAATTGTCAAGGTCGATTTCTACATCATTTAGAGGTTTCTCTAACTCAATTCCTTCTAAGTCATCAACTTTAGTTTCTGCAACTGTAGTAACCGTTGCTGGTTGCGTAGCTGGTTGTGTTTTTGCTACAGTTGTTTGAGCTGTGTTAGCATAAGGGTTTGTAACAGGTGCTGCATTCGTTACTGGAGGTGTATTAGTAACCGGTGCTGATTGACCACCGTCTTTTGTTACGTTTGAATCAGGGTCGTTACTATTCTTGCCTTCCATAACATCAGCGAATCGTTGTACCCAGTTAAGCCCATTTTCTAATAACTCAGTTGGTCGAGCGTGAAATGCTAAGTCTTCTAATTGCGCTTGCCATCCTTCTCCTAATGGAGGTAGTTGGTTTTGGTAAACTGTTACAGGCGCTTCCATTTGACCTTGTTTAGGTTTTTGGATTGAGATTGGCGAGCCAGCGTTAGGGTCTAGGAATGATAACTGTCGTCCAGCTGCTAAACGTTTATCAGTTAGCGATGCGTTGATTGTTTTCATAGCTGAATGAGGAACATCGAATAGTCGTACAACAAGTTGTCCTTTTTCGTCTCGTTCTTGGTACTGTGAACCATCCTCCGCTTCAATTACTTTAACACAGTTAACTGTGAAGAATTGTTTAGGCTTTTGTTGTCCTCCGAATGGAGTAGGAATCATGCCTTTTTCTGTCCATTCGTCAATTTTAGCATCCAAGAATAAGCTGCCATCTTTTTTACCTGTTAGAGTGAACGTGTTAGATAGTTTCTTTTGGTTTTTAGTTGTTGCTTGTAAGAAAATTTTACGGCAATGTTCAGCGAATTTACCAAATAAGTCAGCTGATGGTAAGATTTGAATGAACACTTCTGGTTCCTCTTTACTCAAATAAAGGCGTTTGTGTTTCGCTGTAGGATAAACCACTTTAGGGTTATTTCCACTGTTTCCAGAACCTCCTCGTCCACCTCCAGAACCTTCTAATTCCTTACGTTGTTGTTCAATAATGTCGGCAAAGTTTACCATTTTCATTTCTCCCTTGTTTTTTATATTTTTGTTTTATTACGTCCACTTTGGGACAGCTATTTAAAAGGGATAGCTACCTCGTTTCTTTGTATACATCTACCCTCCTTTAGTAGTTTGTAAGAATCCCTTCCTACTCTTTCTATATACCTTGTAAACTTAAAAAAGGCAACTACATTGTGATGTTTTTTAATTTACTTTCTAGATATTTTAATGCCCATTCAGACCCATCATCCGATAATACGTATTTTACTACACTATCAATAATACACTCATATGCTTCGTCACGAGTATACTCATCCGCGTCGTACATCTGGATTACGCGTTCGATTTCATTTATCATTTTTTATCACCACTCGTTCTTAACTTAATGTCTGGGATAATCTCTTCTGGACGGAACACTACTTTATAATGGTATGCATCCTCATATTTAGCATCTGTTTGTTCAATGAAATAACTCACGTTATCGCTAAGTCCTAAGTAATGCTTCTTATATGTGTTTTCTTTTGTCTTACACGTTACAGTTACCTTCTTAGCGTCTGACGCATCCATAGCACATAAACCTTCAATAGATAGTAAATATTTATCTGTAATACCGTTAAAGAATACCACTCGACGTTGCACCTCAAAGTTATCCGCCGATTCTGATAGGTTTCTAGAGACAGTATCCGCTTCATTTGAACACGCGGATAATCCTGTTAAAGCCATTAATGACACTAAACCTGCAATAATTTTCTTTTTCATATTAATTCCTCCTTATTTTGGTACTACTCCGTGACCAGCACAGTTATCACACATCGCATCATAACCTGTACCTCGTCCAGAGAATCCGCTACCTCCGCATTCTGTACAATCTTCTACATCTACATCGTACTTAATCTTGTTACTCTCTGCTTCTGTAAATAGTAAGGCTAGTTCATTAGCTACGCGTTGCGCTGCGTTGTTCATTCTTCTCTTCCGTTCTTTATCGATATCAGCTTCTGGTCTAGGTCTACCATCCCATTCATAGTTACACTTGTCACATGAGGGAGAGAGCTCTCCCTCTTCACATGTACAAATACAATTCCATGCACCTTTATCCATGTACCCTCTACTGCTCCCGTATGCTCCGGCATAAGTCCCCATACTTTTGTTTCGCCTCCAATTTAGGAATCACTAATTCTTCTAAAAACATTTCACACAGCTGCATATCTGTCATATCTGGGAAACACCCGTCCTGCTTTGCTTCTTGAGCTAAACGGAAGGCATACCCGTAATAAAAGAATACTTTCTGCTCTGATGTCATACGCTCTCTAATTGTCACCCTCGGAACACACTCCCTGCTTTGTGTCCGTATTGACCTTCGTTAGCTAACTGCTTACCAATGGATTGAAGCATGTTACTACGCTGTTCAAAGGCTTTCACAATACGTGCAGTTCTCCCTAGTATCTGTTCAAATTCAATTACACGTTTACGCTGCTGGTCGTACTCTGTACGAGTTTTAATGTAAGCTTCTACGCTATCTTTTGTTGGCTTTTCATGCTGGCTCTTAATATGCGCTCGAGCCTCAGAATCTAACTGCGCTACAATCTGCTCTAGTTTAAGCTCCTGTCGTTCTAGTAGATAACGGACTTTTTCATGTAGAGCAGACCAGTATACGTACTTAACCGGTTGCTCTAACATTTCCTCTTGTAAGTTAACAGGATTAATTTTAAGTTCTTCTCTTAAATCAAAGGACTCAGTGATTCCATTGGTATCTTTGATTGTAATCTCGTCAAAGTCGAGAAAGTCTACTGGAATGTTCATATTACTCCTCCTCGTCTTCTACGTAGTCTTGATGTAGGTTATAATCTAAATTAACCTTTAGAGGACCGTTCTTATCTGTTTTAACCCATTCAAACTTATCTAAGAAGTCATTCATATAAATCCAGTATTTCTCTCTAACGGATGTGCGGTTGTAAAATTCGATACGGAATGACTCATTGTCTTCTTCAACGATAGCAGCTACTTTTATATCGAATCCATCGTCTCTTTCATCCTCGTACCCGTACCAAAAAGTAAGATTTGTATAGGCTACATAATTCTCGAATAAGTCTTGTAAGATGCGTCGCTGCTCTAGGTAAACTTCACTTTCTTTTTCTAGATTCTCTTTAAGTTTAATAATTGGTTTCTTCTTTTGGGCAATAGAAAAGTTCTCTAGCGCTTGTTGCACTGTCATTAACACGTGTGAACCATCCGCAGCTTCTACGACTCTAGCTCTGTGAGCTTCATCTAGTGTTGTATCTAGCGCTTTAGCAATGTCTGTGTATAGTGTTTTACGCCAATCAGACACTTCTAGTAGAATCTCTTTGTACGTTTCCCCTTTTGCAAAGTAAGCGTTCGTTTCACCCATATACTTTAGCATTCTTCTTCCTCCGTTTCTTCGTCGTCATGCATGTACCAAAGGTCACACGACTCCTCATCTGTAGGTAGTAGTAGTAAGAATACACCCTTACTAATCTTTTTATTTACTACATCCTTATGTTTATACATACATTCATCACAAATGTGACCGTACATGTTAATCCCCACCTTATAAAATATAGAATACTTTCTGCCAGTAACCGTTATCGAATACGGCTGGTGTACCATCTTCGCCTACAAAAATAAGATACCCGTCTTTTGATGATGTTAAGTCTGGGTCTACAATATCCATTTGTTTATGGAACTCTTCTTCTGTTAAGTTAGCCCATTCTGTGTGGCATCGTTTGATAGATTGGTAGATGTGACCTTTTTGGAACTGTACTTTTTCTACGCCGTTCTCTCGGTATGTCTCTTTTGGTCCAATATATAATGCTTTCATATTATCTTTCCCCTTTCAGTTTGTCTACTAGATTTACAACCCAAACGTCTTCATCTACTTCTAATAACTCGAAAGTAGTTTTTGTAGTAGAATAGTCTAAGATATCCATAGTCGTCTTGGTCACGATATATAGTTTTTCCACAATCCTTACTAAGCTACCTTTTTTGAGACCTCTAGAGTAATCTTCTTCAGTCGTACCATAATCAACTACTTCTGTTTCATCATCTTTAATCACCCAAGAGTGTGTATAATTACCATTACCAAGATGTACAGCTGTAACAAACAATTTCATCTCTTCTGGAAACTTCATAGTATCCCCCTTTATATTTGTCTATCAGACTTAATTAACTCCATAATGTTACCTTCTAATTTGTCCGTTAAGAAAGTAGTAAAGTTTACCTTTTGGACGTTCATATAACCTTCGGAGTAGAATACCTTACTCTTAACAATATACCTAACTCCGTCCATTTCATAAACTTTGTTTTCTTTGAAAATGAAGTGACCTTCACCTTGGTTTATTAAAGTTCCGCGTGAGTCTAACATGACCCAAGATGTCTCCGGTTCATCAACATCAGGTCCGCGGTACGTATGAAACCTTACTTGTAACATTTGTCTGTTCGCCACTATAACCCTCCTTCCTTTAATTATTATACCACGGGTTTTGGATTATGTCTACACTTTTACTAAACTCTTCAGAAACTTCGAAGTTAGCAACGATAATTGGTAGATTAATAGTCTCTTTGTACACATCCCATCCCATTACCTTTCGACCTTCTCTACAACCATTAGATAATGCTTGTTTTGATATATCGATACATCTAGCTAACTCTTCCCACGTATCTGCATCGTACTTCGCATAATCATTTTCGACACATTTTATTGAGTATGATGGCGGTGTCTCACCAACATACCACATTAACCATCCAGAAGCTTTGTTTTGTTTTTTTGTTAGTACATTACTTACTGCTACTCGTTGTATATAATTCTCATCTGCAAATACTGCTGCCGATGTGTGTATTGACAGTTTTTTGCTTACTGTATCGTACACATAAAAAGGTCGTTTCGCTTGCGATGGCAGTGCACGTAATACGAAGTCTGTTCTACTCTCACTGCTCGTAATGTCTCTTAACAAACCATAGTACCCTTCAAATTCTACCATTTCTCGTACTGTGTACTCTTTTAGATGTTGTTCTCCTGTTATAATATTTGTAGCTACAAATATTATTTTAGACAATAGTGGTGATTTAGTGCTATTAGCCATTAGAAGTTCCTCGCAGCTTCTTGAATATCTTCAATAGTCATTCCTGCGTTGTACGCCGCCTCGAGAGCTCTAAATAGTTCCTCTTTAGCTTCTCCTATTCTTTCTTCTTTTCTTTGTTCCATGAACTCTAATATTTCCTTGTCTGTCAAATCATAAAGGTTAGGTAGTCGGTAACTCTTACCATAACGACTATTTAGTAATACCGAAATGACCATATGAGTTTTCTTTTCATCTAAAACGATACATGCAGATTCATCGTCTGATTGGTCTTTTAGTAGAATAGATACCTCATTGTAAATTGTAGGGTCACTAACTAATTCCATACTAGTATCTCCATCGTTTAAAGTTAGTATTTCACCTTTATACTCTTTTGTTGCTTTAAGTTCATCACTCATTGTATCTCCTCCTTCATTATTATAATACAAGTCTATCATACTATTTTACATATGTCAATAAAAAAAAGAAGAGATTATTTCTCTTCTTTTGCATAGTATCCGTACTCCCATTTGATTGTTTCTTTGTGGTATTCTTTCGTATTACAATTCTTACAGATTGTACCTACTGTATGATATATACGATTATCCTCACCAATTCGTTGAGAATGAATTGTACGTGATGTCTCAATAACGTGTTTATGCTTACAAAATTGACGTTTAATAAAGTCGATTATTGTCATCCTATTCTTACCTCCACCTCTTCATCAATCCTGTCCTTCAATACATTAACGTAGCTTGATAATTCCACTAAGTCTCCCCATGATGCTTGGCTAATATCAATTTCACTAATATTACTCATATCTTTTACCAACTTTTCTATCTTACCCATCTATTACCCCACGCCCCTTCTACCATTCTTTCTTTAATCTCCGCTTCTATCAAGTCTAAGTCTAGTTGGAGAAGGTCGCGTTTGCGACACAACTCCTCAAAAGTTAACTCTCTATTATCTTTTTCTGTATGCATCTTTATTAGCCTCCATAAGGTTAATGAACTCTTCATACTTCTCTTCACTTAACTTACCACAGTTCTTACAGTTCTTCAAGTGTTTCTTTTTCATGTGATAGTCACAATACCCTTTAACTGTAGCAAATGTTGATAAGTCTTCTGCATCGTAATCTACCATATCGTTGTAAGTGATGCCAATCTCCGCATCGGCTGTTACAGGGAATCTAGTGCGTTTACCTTCCCAGTCGATATATAACCAATCGATAGGTAAGTTTTCCATAACGTGGATACCAATCTTAGCCATTTGTTTAATCTCTTCTGGTGGACAATCGATTACAATACTATCATGTACTGTCATTACAATACGAGAACGCATATTTAACTTCTCGATAATCTTGTTAATTAAGATAAGTGATGAGTTTGTTAAGAAAGCACCAGTGCCCTGTACACGTGTATTGTTAGACATACGTAGTGCCTCGTTCTGCTTGCTTTTATCTTTAGAGAATATATCTCGTAGGTTACGAGTGAATCCTTGCTTGGTCTCGATGTAACCATTGTCTCGTGCAAACTGTTTGTTACCTTCAATGTAGGCTTCTACAGTAGGTTTTCCTGCGAAGAAGTCTTTAAATAGCTGCTCTGCTTCGTCGATGGTCATATCCCACTTCGGCGCGAAACTCATAGGGACTTCACCATATACTACTCCGAACGATACGGCTTTTGCTTTTGTACGCTCATCATCAGTGATTTCATCCATAGGTTTTTTAAATGTTAACGATGCTGTCTCTTTATGAATATCTGCACCTTCCATGAAAGCTTTAATCATCTCATAGTCTCCAGAGTCTAATGCTAGAATACGAGACTCTAAGGCACTATAATCGAGCTGAATTAATGCTCCGCCTACGAATGATGTAACGAACTCCCGTTTGATAGGGTTAATATAGTCAAATCGATGTATATCTCCTGTCTTACGAGGTAGGTTTTGTAAATTAGGGGCAGCCGATGATAAACGACTCGTCTCGGTACCTGTTGGGTTAAATCGTCCATGTAGTCGCCCATCTGCATCTACCATATCTAAAAACTTGTAGGTGAATGATTGTTTA